ACCCTGCATTACCAAACTTACCTGCTACGTTGAAATTAACATTACTAGCAGTCCCATCATAAGAACCTGTTTCGTCAGTAGCATCATTCATTTTGTAGTATGCTACTCCAGAAGGTGCATTTAAAGATATGTTAGTTTGTGATGTCGCTAGTGTTTCTGCGTAAAGTGTAGATACATCAGCTGCTGAAAGTTTTTGGTCATATATCCTTACTTGGTCTAATTTACCATTAAAATCACCGTACCCATCTTGCCTTTTTCCTATATACAAAGTTCCTTCCATTCGTACGGAAGTTGTGTAACTGTTTGATATTGTTAACGTTTTTTCATTACCATCAATATATATTTTAGTATTTGCAAAACTATCGGCATCTGAAGCTATTACAACGTGATGCCAAGAACCATCAAATAAAGCGTTTGTATCTGCAGCACTTATTCCTGTAAAACCTGCCCCACCCGTTGAGGTATGTGGAAACCACCCAAATTGAGTTCCTGCATTAGCGATACCAATATTATTAGCAGCTATATGATTTGTTGAATCATAAAAATGAAATAAATCATTATCTGAATTTGGGTCATTTGCATTTACCCAAAAACTTAGCGAAAATATATTATTAGTAGGAATTGAATCTATTTGAACAAAACTACTACTCCCGTTAAACACAGCTGCGTTACCGAATTTACCAGTAGCATACGTTACGTTAGTAGCAATGCCATCATATTCGTTATAAGTTATGTTAGAAGCTGTACCGTCATAGTTCCCTGTTTCGTCTGTAGCATCCCCTTCAAACTTGTAGTGTGCTTGTAAACCACTTATAGATATTGTAGAAGAAGCTGTTTCTTCATATAAGGTAGTTATTTCACTTGCAGATAATTCCTTATTATAATATCTTACTTCGTCTAATTGACCCTTATAGTATGTGCTTAAATGGTATAGTCCGAGAGCAGCAGTTTTAGTAGAAAAATCTACATTAGAAAAAGTACCACTAACAAACCAATTCGAAAAGTTTCCATTATTCCCGTTAAGATAAAAATCACAACCTGTAGTAGTGTTTATTATAAAAACAAAATGATTCCAACCTTCATTCCAAGTACTACTTGTATTTCTTCTATAAATATAGTCGTTCCCTTCTCTGGTAATTACTTCAATTGTATAATTATTACCCGAATTTCTTTTATACCTTGTGCCTATATAACCAGCCGCAGCGTCATCACCTTGAGTCCATAATCCATAGTACGTTCCTGTAGTTATTGTATTATCAACATAAACCCACATTGATATAGAGCTACCGAAATCAATTTGGTATACATTAGATACCTTACTACTAGTCCCATTAAATATAGCGCCTTTTCCTATATACCCTGTATCAACAGAGTTTGAAGCATCACTCTCGAATTCATATGTAGCAATAGAATCAAAAGGCACTCCATCTAGTATTTGAACTGTATCTGTGGTACATGCTACTCCTGAAGTGGCATTAATAATTCTTTTTCCTAACATATTTTTTTAAACTTCTGGCTGTGGATAGTAATCAAACGTAAATCTTAATACACTTTCTACTGTTGTAAGTGCATCAATATCAGTAACAAATCCATTTGCTTTAGTGATAATATCAGCGCGTTCTGTAACGATATCACTTGGGATATCTATATTTCTTTCTGACTTTCTAATTACATACCAGTCAGTTGGTTTTAATAATACTCCTGCTTCTTCGTTTACTGCTTTCTTCTTATCTGACTTTAATTCGTCAATATTATAATTGTTTTCAGTAGTCACGGTATAAGTTGGATTTCCATCACTATCCAATACAGCTTCGTTATTGTCATCCACAATAGGTGTAGACACATCATGAGTAGAAGCAAAGTCAATATCAACTACTGGGTAGGTAAATACGCTGTTATCAGCATCCCACTCAATAGCACCTAACCTTTGGCTTATACTATCGTAAGATGGCTTTACAACATTGTAGAAACCAAATGAAGCATGATTTGCTTTTCTAAAGTTTAGGTGCAAACCATTATCATCTCTCCATACGCTTGGAAGTCTTCTATAAGTTTTAATTGTACCGTTAAAATCTTTTGCTTTCATATTATGTTGCTTCTTGAGATATTGTAGCCCACTGTTCTGTAGTGCCGTTAGTCGATGTTACTTGTATCAAGTTGCTTACCGTACCGTCGTAAGTTCCTGCCGCTATTTTTGCTGAACTAGGAAAAGTTAAAACAAAATCCCCTGTGATTACAAGATCCTTAACCATTCCAGTTGAAACATTAGAAAAGGTTAAAGTAGTGTCCGCTGTAAGTGTTTTTGTAAATACTTGAGCTGTGCTAAAGTCTACATCACTTGCAGATAACGCAGCAGCTGTTGTAAACTCATTACCAAGTTTATCGTATGATACAGAATCGTTGTTTAATACTGCTGATGTTACTTTAGTTAGTGCCATAATTATTTATTTATTCTGTTATTAAATCCCAACTGGTTGTTTCTTCATTCCACTCGTATGCTTGTCCATCATCTGGCATAGCTACAGGAGCTTCCCATAAACATGACGTTTCATCCAGCGTCCAGCTAGCGAAAGGCTTAGGTGGGATAAATGCATCGTGGGCATAGTCGTAAGTATATCCTATACCTGCATAGTTTTTTCTATATGGAGTGCCATCACCTGAGTGTACACCACCACTTGTATTGTAAGAAGTTCTTTTACAAACTTGTTTTCTTACATCTTGGTAATATAATTCCCAGTTTGTATTCGTATCGCCTTCGTCTTTACCTACTATTACTTCGGTTACTACGTTAGCCATGTCTAAAAATGCGTAATGTGCCATATTATTAGTTAAATTGTATATTTCCTGTTCCTGCAGTGAATGTTGTTACTTTGTCTAAGCCATCTGCAGCAGTTGATCCTGTTAATCCAGATCCTATAGTTACTGTATAAGCGTTTGGATAGCGTATAATTACTACTCCATAATTAGCAGGATATGGATTTGCATTTGGAGCCCCAACTCCATTTGCTCCAAAACCATAAGTTCCAATTGTTACATTTGATTTATTATTACCAGTTGGATACACCGCACATCCATCACAATTTCCATAACCTCCACCAGCATAATTTACTGACGCTCCTGTAATATTTACAGATAAAGGTGCACCTCCATCCACTTGGACACTCGTAATACCGTTTGGACCAAGACCGCCAGCTCCTCCACCACCAGCAGCTCCGTAATTTGCTGCCGCCGCACCTCCAGCATAACCTTGATTTGGCTCTCCAGCGCCACCATTAGGACCCCCTGTGACAACACCACCACCACCTCCAGAACCTCCACTTAGTCCAGAACCAGCAGCTGAATAACTCCCGCCACCACCTCCTCCTATTGAGGTTATTGTTGAAAATATAGAATTATTTCCGTTGGATCCCTTTACGTTAGAACTTCCTGAATTTCCACCACCCGCTCCTACGGTTACAGAATAATCAGTTGCAGTCAAAAGACTTAAAGCAGCTTCAGAAGAACCTCCTCCTCCAGATGTAGTTCCATAAGATGTTCTTAAACCTCCTGCACCACCACCACCACCTACATCATAACCAGTACCACCACCTCCTGCAACTACTAGATAATCAACAGCAATAGTTGGTTGTTCTGTAGTTTCAAATGTAATATTACCTGAACCTGATGTAAAGGTTGTGACTTTATCTGATCCGACTGTCGTGGTAGACAAAGTTAATGTTCCTGGTTTGTGTATAAAATAATCAGAAGGATAGCGTAGTATTACTACTCCAGATCCTCCATCGCCACCTGAATAAAATCCACCACCTCTTTCTGCACCACCACCGCCGCCGCCTGTATTAGCGGCTCCATCACCACCTTGAGCAGAGTAGTTTGCATCTCCGCCACCACCAGTACCTCCAGAACCCTGTTGGTCACTTGATGGATGCGAGGTGCCACCACCACCCCCACCTCTTATGATGGAGCTGCCTGTTATTGATGATGCTAAACCATTTCCACCATCACCACCAACCCCTTGAGTTCCATTACTACCAACAGAACCTGTACCACCTCCACCACCAGCTGGATATGAAGTTGAACTCGAAAAACCATTACCTCCAGCATAACCTTGAATAACTGGTGAAGTTACCGCAGGTGCTCCAGCACCAGTGCCACCCGCACTTTCTTGCCTTGATGAACCCCCTCCAGAACCACCAGAGCTGGGCTGTTGTCGGTAAGCTCCACCGCCTCCTCCGCCGATAGATGTTATTGTTGAAAATACTGAGTTTAATCCATTATTTCCTTCAGAATCGTTTCCATTTGACGAATAACCTCCAGCACCACCAGTACCTACAGTTACAGTATAGTTTGTTGTGCTTGATAAAGTTAATTCAGTTTCTGAGCTTTGCCCACCGCCGGATGATTCGTTGTTAAAGGAGTTTCTATAACCACCGGCGCCACCTCCACCACCATGATATGTACCTCCGCCTCCACCTCCACCGGCGATTACTAAATAATCAACTGTTAAAGGTGGTAAATTTTTATTTACATCTTGAGACGTCCAGCCTTTAGTGGTGTCTTGATATATAAGTGTTACTGTAGCATTGTTTGTTATACATTCATAATCATCAGTAGACCCTTGAATTTTTTCAGAACCATTAGAGGCTAGTATAATTTTATTAGTTGCAAATGTACCAGCATAGTCTTGTATTACTATTTCAGTACCTACAACACCTGCGGGTAGAGTAACTGTAATTTCAGCACTAGTTGTGTTGACAAAATAACCTTTACCAGCTTCTGCTGTAAAATTACTTGTTTGAATTGTTTCAATCCAATCTGTGCCAAATGACGCGTCAATTAATTCTTTCTTTATTTTAGTTTGTGCCATAGTTAACTAAATAATATATTTCCTGTTCCTGCCGTAAATGTAGTTACCTTATCCGTTCCATCTGTGGCAGTTGATCCTGTTAAACCAGCTCCTATTGTAATTGTATATGTGTCTGGATAACGTAAAATTACAACTCCCGATCCTCCAGATCTTGCTACTGTTGAATTTTGCTCACCACCACCAGCTCCTCCACCTGTGTTTGGGGTTCCGTTGGAAGCGTTATTTTGAGCATTACCCGTTCCACCAGTTCCTCCTCCTCCGGAGCCACCAGATCCACCAGTGCTATAATAACCGCCGCCGCCACCACCGCCAGCATATGTGACAGATGATCCAGCAATTGAAACAGCTAAACCAGCCCCTCCAACACCTCCTTGACTTGGATTGCCAGCTCCAGATGAGTTGCCACCAACAGCGCTAGCACCACCGCCACCAGTACCAGCAACGGCTCCTGTATCTGGACCACCAGCATAACCTTGATCAGCGGTGCCTGAACCAGGCGTGTAAGATCCACTATTACCTCTACCTACTCCTCCTCCAGATCCTCCTGTAGCACCATTTCCAACTCGATGTCCACCACCACCCCCTATTGATGTTATTGTAGAAAAAACAGAATTAGATCCATTCAATGCACTGCCACCAGATGATACTACACCCGTGCCTCCGGCACCCACTGTAACTGTATAATCTGTTGCTATTAATAAATCTAAAGATGTTTCAGCACTAGCACCTCCTCCAGAACTTGATCCATAAGACGTACGCAAACCTCCTGCCCCACCACCTCCACTTATGTCACTTGTTGCACCAGCACCACCACCAACTACTAAAAAGTCAACAGTTAAGGGTGTGCTTGGTGTAGCTGAACTATACGCATCATTAGCAATTAACCACCCTTTAGTAGCATCTGAAAAAACTAATGTTTTTGATACCTTATCTTCTGATAATACTAAGTCATCAGCAGCACCTTCTATATTATCACTCGATGTTATCGTAATATTATTTGTGGAGGCATTGGCTCCATAGTCAATAAGACTAATTTCATTACCAATAGCTGGACCGTTAGGTAATGTAACTGTAACCGCAGTACTTGTAGTATCAATAAAATAACCCTCTCCAACAACTGCAGTAAAGCTAGCTGTTTTCGGAGTAGCTTGCCAGTCTGTACCTAAAGAACCGTCAATTAAATCTGTTGTAAGTTTTGTTAATGCCATAAATTAAGGCTTTATAGGTTTGGTGTCTGGAAAGTCATCTGTTGATGGCCAGTCTCTTAATTCTTGTCTGTATACTAGTATTGCATCACGATTAGGATAATCTGGCGTTTGTGCTATGCTGTCTGTAGAACTAAGTTCAGAATCTCTCCATTCCCTTGCGTCTGTTTCAAGTTCCTCAGTAGTTTTTACAGGCGCTGCAAAATTTGTTCCGTCATAAGACCAACCAATTGCACATTCAATAGATGTAACATCAACTGTTGTATCACTTAATGTATCTCCAAATTGTGTGGTTGCTACAATTATACTATCAACAACACCGTTTTTTATTACTGCTATTTTATTTTCCATGATATTTTATTCGTAATATTTAATCAAACAATAACCTGATCCAGATGTTTGATTATAATAACTTCCTTGGCCTGTGTTTGCTTTTCCTGAGTAAGTGCCTCCTTTTCCGTCGTTTAAAGAACTACCCGCTCCATACCCAAAAACACCTGGACCACCAGTATAGTCTGAGTTAGCCCCCCACCCGGATCCACTTTTACCTGATTGAGCGTTAGATCCACTTCCTCCTGCTGAGGTTACATCACTTCCTCCAGCAGAAGTGCCGGTAAAAACACTACTACTACCTCCTGATCCATTAGTTTGTCCACCCGCTCCTATTGTTACGGCACAACCTGTAGCTGAGGTTAAATACATTCTTGTCATGATTACTTCACCACCAGTAGATCCTCTTGCAGGATAGGAAAGTGAACGCCCTCCTCCTCCAACTAAAAAAACATCTATGTACCCTCCTGCATCAATTAATGCTTGTGAAGGTGTAAATGTTCCCGATGTTAAAAACTCTTCAAATTTAGGGGTTAAACCTCCACCGCCTGCTGCTGGAAAAAAATCTGTAAAATTACTCATATTAGTATCCTATTATTACCCAGCCCTGTGCTGAGCCACTATATATTAATTCAAAACTAGCAGTAACAGTGTCTAAAGTCATTGTGCTTGCGCTGCCCATTATTTTGTCTGATCCATTAGGTACTACTGTACATGTAGCGACCCCTGATCTATTACTTATTTTTATATTTTTACCAACTACTCCAGCGGGCAATGTTAAAGATAAACTTGCTGTAAATACATATAATGTACCCGTTACAGCTGTTGTATCACTAGATATCACACTAACTGATGTTGATGTATCTGCAGTGCCTAAAACATTACCTAAACTTTTAATTTCTACTGTAGAGTTATTAGGTGGCGCCGTTGAAAACGTTAATACGTTTCCTGATAAAGAAAATGTATTTTTTTGTTGATATAGACCATTTATATATACATCAATTGCATTTTCATTTAAAGGCGTTGTTGATAATGTAAAACCTGTTGAAGAACCATCTCCATTAAAATTATCAATTGCAATAGTATTTTTTTCTATAGTAACGCTATCAAACGCCATTACCTCAACGCTGTAACCATTTTGTGGCGCTGTTGAAAATGTAAGAGTCGTACCGTTTATGCTATACATACTTTTTTCTTGGTAGACCCCTTGTATAAATACAAATGTTTTGTTTTCGTCATCTATAGATTGAGATAACGCAAATGCTGTTGTTGACCCATCTCCTGTAAAAACATTTTTATTTAATGATGAAGAATCAACAGCTTTTATATGAACAACTTCTACGGCAGCACCGTTCGGTGGTGCGGTGGAGAACGTTAGTGTACTACCGGAAGTTGTATAATTATTTTTACTTTGATAAACACCATCAATGTATACTTGCGTAGCATTTTCATTCGTGATACTCATAGAGAGTACAAACGCTGTTGTTGAACCATTACCTGTAAAATCGTCGCTAGCTATTATACCAGAGACGCCTACCATGTGTATTAATTCAACCGACGCAGTATTAGGAGGTGCCGTAGAAAATGTTACAGTACTTCCACTTGTAGTGTAGTTATCTTTTGATTGGTAAACACCATCTATATATACTTGAACATTGTTTTCATTTACAATTGCAGTTGAAGTATCAAATGTTGTATCCGATCCGTCCCCTGTATATATATTTTTTTCTATAGAAACAGTTCCACCTCCGCCTCCACCACCAGAAACAGTACCATTTTTCCAATAGCTATTTGTAGCATCCCATACTAATGCTTGCCCGTCAGTTTTAGAAGAAACAGTTACATTAGATATGTTTTCTACAGTATGATCCGTAGGTGTAGCAACGCCACTTGAATTACCAAGCCATAGTTGATTTTGAGGTATGTTAGGAACATCATTAGCCCTTCCTGCACCAAAAACTTCAATACTACCATTTGATGCGTGAACTTTTATAACCTGCCCTATTCTTTGTATTAAAGCAGCCCCTGTTGGCTTTGTAGTGGTAAACCCTCCGCTTGTATTAACATATAATGTATCCCCTTCTGTAAAACCGCTTGTAGAAAAACCAGAGGCTCTTCCAAAAGCAACGCAGTCCCCCTCAGATCCAGCAGTTATATCTTCTATTAGTATACCTATAGCGGGCATTGTTGATGCAGCGCTATTGTCCGCAACGTTAACTTCTAATACGTTTCCGCTTGGAGGATTATTAGTTGTAGCAACTCTAACAACAGTCCCAGATGTTAATGTTCCTGTTGATACATTTTTAACTGTTAATAATATTTTTATAGCTGAGTCTGCTTCGCCTCCTAATGAACCTGTTCCAAATTTCACATAGCTACCCATTAAAGAGTGAGCACTGCACTGATAATAAAGTATTGGATTAGTAGATGCCGACGGTATTATTTGTGTATAAGCTCCCGCAGTCCCAGGTGTACCATTTGTAGTTACCCCTGTTGTATATGCAGTAGTTTTTGCAGCGTCTTGATAAAATCTAAGAGGATGTCCTGTGTTAGAATTATCTGATTGATCAAACTTATAAGTATTGCCAGGGGTGAATTCAAGATAGGCTCCCTCAACGCCATCTATTACATACCCATTAGAACTACCATTTCCAAACTCAGGGTGTGCAGCCGTTTTAACTGCAACTTTTACTTCTAACGTTTGGGCCGAATCGCTGTGTGCAATTGCCCTGTGTGCTGAAAGTGCAAGTGGCGATTTGAATTGAATGCCCATAAGTTATATTTTCTGAATTAATATTTTTATTGAATTTGATGCCGGTGCTACTGAAAAAGATACATTAACCTGAGTTGCACTTGTTCTTGCTACTTCTGCATAAACAGTTTCGTTTGTAGACGCATCAAATAATTGAATTATTAAATCTTGACTATTTAAACCATGCGTAACAGGAACTGTTGTTAATGTACCATTACCTATTAAAGCTTTATATGTTTTTGTTTCAAGCGATACAAAACCAGCTGTTACAGAAAAGTCTGCGGAATCGTATCCAGATATACCTTTAACTGCTGCGCCTGATGTTGCTGCTGCTGTAGCTAAATCAACATTAGATTGTACAATTGTAAAATCACTTAATGAACCTCCCGCTCCTGCGGCTATAGCATTTTCAGCTATAATAAAGTCACCTATTCTTACTTGTTCTGTAAAAAATAAACCATCTGCGGTAACAGTGTACGCATCCCCTTTATCAATAGCAATATTAGTAGCTGTATCTAAATCAGGTGTATTAGTAGAAGCATCATAGCCTCCTTTATATTCTAAAAGCCCAGTTGCAATAGTATCTACATAATTTTTTGTAGCAACATCCTGAGCACTCGTAGGATCAGTTACATTTTGTATTCTAGCATTAATACCTGTGGTTACAAAATCATAAATTTGATCACCTGTAGCTAATTCAACGCCTGCGTTTGTAACAGCGCTAGTTACAATGTCGATATTTGGTATTGGTCCAGTGCTATCCGTTATTGTTAACTGATTAGCAGTAGCTGTGGTAATCGCAGTTAAATCGCCTCCTGCTGATACCCAGGCTGTACCATTATAAAATTTTATTACATCATCTGTAGAATCGTAATATACCTGTCCTTCAACCGCTCCTGAGGGAGCTGTTGCTAATACCTGAATTACGGCGTTCTGTAGCTCGTTTTTTGTTAAGTCTACATTGTTTAAATATTTTATTGCCATTTTTTTATTTTAGTTTAAGTATGCCTTTCCGGAAAAAGGAGCAGAAAAGTTTATTGTTAAGTTGTTTTCGTCAATATATGTAGTATTTCCATAAACTATACTATTAGCACTATCTACAACAGTAACACTTGGAAATTTTTTTAAATTATGTTCTACATTCCAAACAGCTGAAGCATTTGATTGTGTAAATGTAAAAAATATATCTGAAGTTGATACACCTGTTGCTGATAAAGCTATTACAGATGTTGCAGGCTCACCCGCACCACCGTGCTGAACTAAAGAAAACAAATAAGCGTTATTTAAACTAGTTATACTAGTTATCTTATATACGCTATAATTTTGAGGGTTAGCTGTTCCAATATCCGTTATTTTTATAAGTTGATTTTTATATAAATCAACTATAGGTTGAATATCTGTATTATTAGCTGTGTATCTTGAAAATGCTATACCCGTGATATTTGCCCAACCAAATTGAGCAGGTGCTGTAGGATTAACTTCATATCTAAAGTCTCCGCTTTCTAAAGATCCTCCTGTATATTTACCAGCATAATTAAACTGAAAGCCAATTCCTGTTGAATCAGCTGTGCTTGATTTAGCAAAATATTTTGCAATCTCTTCTATCTGGTAATTTTTTGTTGCATTACCGGTTATATCCGTTCCAACTAACCGATCGCCACCGGCGATATTGGTATCATTGGGATATAGTTTTATTCTTGACATTTATTATTTTTTATAAGGAATTTTTTTGTTCAACCATTCTTGACGTTCATCACATCCACAATTCCCGTTTGTTATATTTTCTACAAATTTGTCAATCCTAGTAAAAGAAGTAAAAGCTTTTATCGTGTCGCCAAAACCTTCATGCCTACCATCTATTTTTTTTTGCATCACTTATGAGATTCAATAATTCATTTATGGTGTCATGGCCTGCGATATTAATATTATTATCTGTTTGCACCATAGGTAATTGAGGAGGGTAAAATCCTTTATAATCCTCATCTACATTAATTATAGGAATTTTAATTTCTTTTGGTATAATTAATTGACTACAAAAGTCACAATTGTTTTTTATATATAATTTCATTTAATTTAATTTTAATTTATTAAGCATTATACAATACTCCTGATGCATCACCTGGCCATATTGTGCCATTAGCGTTTCCGCCACCTGTACATGTTATATTACCGAATGTTGTGCCTGTAGCACCCGTACACCTTATATAAGAAAAATCAGCAGTTAACACATCTGACCAGCTTGAAGGCCATGATCCTGCACAATTAGAAGCTCTAACGCCTAATCCACCTAAATTAGATATTCCGTTAGTTTGTAATTTTATTGTAGAACAGCCATCAGGACTGCCCGAAGGTCTTGATGGATTATGCGAAAAGTCATAATTCCAATTAAATCCTGATTGTATTGTACATGATGGTATTAAGAGAGGAGTTTGACCTGAAACGCTACCTCCCGCACTTCCGCTATCAAACCCTGATGCACTTACAGATACGCTAGAGCTACAACTAGACCCACATGCTGGATCTGAACCTCTATAAGCTCCACTTAAATTTACTGAAGTTGAGGAGCTTGATGTAGAGCCGGAACCGGAAGCATTTGAACCTCCTGGGCAATTAGTTGAATAACTCCATGAATAATTACCTATAGCTGCCCCATTTTCTGAAGCAACACTAACATTAGGAATGTTGCTAGTCCATCCACTTCCAGAAACTATTAAATTAGGCTGGTCTTGTACGGTTGTACCAGAAACAGTTATTGTTACTGTTGTACTTTGTGTAGGAAATGTTCCAGATACTGTTACAGTTCTACTTGAGCTACCACTTGAAGATATGCTATGTGAAACTGTACCTCCTGTATCTCCTGATTCAGATGTACTGGCTGCAGTTATTAATCTATTTGAACTGGCGGTTAATACCCTAGTCACTGTTGTAAAAGCAGCCCCGGGTGTACCGGTTTGGAATGATTGCGTAGTGTTTAAAGTTGCACCTGAAACACTATCTACAAACAGTATAGTTATAGAGTTTTGGTTTACATAAAACTGGTTAGTTTCTTTATAACCATTTTGAACCTCAGTTGAGCCTTTTCTTAGGCTACCGCTGGTGACTTCAGATGATCCTTTATATATTGGCATTATACTACGAAATAAAGTGTATTAGCGTCTTTAGGATTTACAGCTGAGTATTCAGCTGCTGTTCCTGTCCATATTAAAGAGTTGCTTGCGGAGTTTTGGTCGTCTACAGAATTACCTACTGTTGCTGTTGTTGCTGTTGTAGCTGTTGTAGCATTAACAGAATCAGTAGCATTATTTATAGGGTTTGCAGCTGACGCTCCTGGATAAAATGTTTTAATATCTGGCATAGCTTAAGTTATTAGCCACCCAAAAGAAGCACTTACGTAAACAAATCTTATGGGTTGATTATTAGTTATAGTTAATGATTGCACATTACCCTCTATTAAAGCGCTAGCAATAGTTACTGTTTGAGTACCTATTTTTTTAACTAAAATAGTTGCTCCGTCCTGAGTTATCGACGTTGGCAACGTTATTGTAAAATCTGTAGCTCCTGTACATACATATATATTATTTATGCCTAGTGTTGTAGCTGAGCTTATTTCAAATGCTTGTGCACCGGAAATACCTAGTAATCCAGCTTGTGGTAAATCTATTGTTAATCCCATTAGTTTTTTCCGTTTATTACCCAACCAATGGTTGCATTAGTATAAAATAATTCAAACCCAACTGAACCGTTCTGAACAGCTAAAGATGTTGCTTTCATTATTTTGTCACTTCCTGCTGGATTTATTGTCCAATTATAACTTGGAGCAGAGTAATTTCCAGAGGCATCATAACCATTTAAATTAGTAAATTTAATACTTGTACCCTCAATGCCCGCTGGCAATGTTAGGCTTTTATTTGCTGTAATATTATCTAATATATAATAATACCAATTTGAAACAACGTGAGATCCTGCGTCTCCTAATGATCCTCCATAAGCGTAACCTTGCTTTAAAGTTACAACTCCGTTAGCGGGTGCTGATATTTGCAAGTTATCAAAATCAATAGATACTACCGGCACATCAGTATTTCCTCCAAAGTCATAAGTCGCTCCGTTAGCGGCTCCTGAAATACTCAAAGGATTATGAGATACAGCTTTCGTTGCGGTATCATAATATAGAAAATTTGGCTTAGAAGCTTGAGGTATTGTATTTAATTTTACAATTTCAGAATCTATATTAAAAGTGCTAGTTGATATATTTATTGTGCCAAACCCTTGTTTTCCTAATATCAATATACCTGTTGTGTTATCATAAGAAACAACTTGATAAATATTGACTACAGTGTCTTCAATAAGAGTTCCTTGCGAAGGGAAAGCTGTATTATAAGTGCTTTCTACAAAATATAAAACTTGACCAGAAGGTCTTGAGGTAAACATGGAGTTTACATCTGATTTATTTCCAGTAGCTACTGTTATTGATGTTGTATTTGTTGAAATGCTTTCTGGTGTAGATAGCGTTGCTGGGGATGTTGCAGCTTGAAATAAGGCTCCTGCAGATGTTTGAATACCGTAGAAGAATCTACCCGTGTCTATATCTGTAGATGGCCCTGCTAAAGTTTCGCTAAGGCCAGGTAATACTTCTGCAACACCAGAAGCTAATTGTGGTACATCAAAATAATTGCCGTCAATTTTTATAGATGTAAGATAGCCTTGGTTATTTAAAGATCCAACAGAAACATTTCCTGCAACTTGTTGTAATGTCAAAGGATTACCAGAGTTATCCTGTAATTCAACACCTGTTGAAGATAAAACAGATCTAGTGCCGTCTGTGGCAATAGCAGTAAAAGTGTTTTGACCCATTATTGTTCTACCATCAGAAGAAGTAGAATTAGTATCTTTTATAATATCTTGGGTAAATCTCGTACTATTTGTTACAGTAGTGTCCGCTGTTCCTGATACTATAAGACCATCACCGTTAGTACCAAAGGATACTTGATTGGGACTTTGACCAAAAACAACGCTTGATTCTGCATTAGGTACATTTATAGAACCATATACAGTTAAAGATCTTGGATCTGTTCCAGGGTTTAAAGTACCAATAATAACATTCCCATCAGGCACTTGAAGATCTCTAGTTACTTTTAAAGAACCAATAGCTTGCGTTTCAATGCGTTGAGATCCTGTTAAAAAAGTAAACTCTGTAAATGCTACTTGACCTCCTGTATAAACTTCTCCTGCGCTCAAAGTAACATCAAACATCCATTCTGTATAAATGTTGTTTCCATTTGTTACATATTGACTAACATTTGCAGAAGGACTTGAATTTGAAAAATCCGGAGCATTAAATGATGTTACAGTACCGCTGTGGGCCACCCCTCCAATAGTCCCTGTAAAAGTTGCTGAATTTAATGCAAAATCATTTAAATCGTAATCAACAGCAAACTGGCCATCGTTATAATCCCTAATTATTAAAAATACTTGACCTGTACCTAGAGTGTTTAAATAAACATCACATCCTGTATTAACTGTTGTGCTTTTAAGCACAACGTTAGTTTCAACAGAACTCGCTAATGTTCTAACTAAGGCTCTTTCATAATCCGTTCCTTCTCTATTTACCGTTAAAGCAAATCCTAAGGGGATTTCATCAGGTATATTTTTCGCGCTAGCCCCATTGATATATTCTTTTAAACTATCAATAGTATAATTTTTTGTAGCCAGTGAGGAATTAGAATTCGCATCAGTACCTAAAAGCTTATCGCTTCCTTCTATAGTAGAGTCAATTGCGTACGTGCTAATTCTTGCCATTATTTATTTTTTAATTGCGTTCCTTTGCCGCTAAGTTTTACCTTAGCTGTTATAGGTTTTGCTGCATGTGCTGCTTCTGATAAAGTAGAGCTTACACTTACACCTGGTAAAACGTCGTATAAATTAATTTTTCTTTTTTTCATGCTTTTATTTTTATTATGGAGTATCCGTATCTGTGACTACAGCTTTGATAACCGCATTAACTGTTGCTGTTGCGCTTGGCGCTTTAATCGTTTGCGTAATACCTGTTGGTGCACTATACAATATAAAAGTATCGCTACCAAATGTAATATTAGCTAAACAATTATTTGGTTTTACTTTAACGTTATACTTCAATTCAGAAGCAGTGTCGTTATAAGTACCATTAGCCAGTTGATCTGGTCCATTTGTCATAAACTCTCTTAAGATTACTCCTGTGATAGTTTCGTTTTTAACCAGTCCCTGAACAGTGTTTGTAACAGCTCCTGTAGTATCGTCAATAGTGGTTACAATTGATCTTATTGCCATTTTTTTATTTTTTCTTGTTAAACTCTTTTATAGCTTGGCTGTACACTTTATCTATGTACGTTTCCCGTTTCATTATTTTATTTCTCTTCGCTGAAGTTGGAAGATCTTCTTCGCCTATCAGTATTCTATATACTTTATTTATAAGTAGCTTACCTCTTTGGCTAACTTTATATTTATTATGATCGCCTCTGCGACCACCTCCGTTATGTGATTTATTTATCCAGCCTTGTTTTTGTAATCTATAAAATCTTTCTTTATCCCAAGTGTAAAATAATGTACCTGTTTTAAAATCATCTATAGTAAAATAAACAATAGGGTCCAAATAAAATAATAATTCTAAATCTGCTACAGATAAATCATTATTTTTACAAGCCCATCTGGATACTAATCTATAATATTTAAGAAAATCAACTTTAACTTCGCCTCTTTGAGCAAAATCAGTTCTTTCCATTATAGTATAGCTACAATATCACGTAAATTAATAACTTTATAAATATTGCTATCATGCTCAACAGGATAACCAGCTATTCTATCAAAAAGTACTGTTTGGCCTTCTTTCAATATATCTGGCCCAGAAGAGATTATATTTGCTCTTCTATACCTAATGTCCTCTCTATGCTTTTCGGCTAGTTCTAAGCCGCCCTGTGTCTTTGTAGAAGTCTCTAAGATCTCTTCTAAGACTACATAATTACCTATTGCTTCCATTATTCTCTTATATTACTAATTACACAATCAGTTGATAGAATAGTAGTGGCTACAGAAACAGCATTATTTAAAGCAGTTTTTGTAACTAGGAAAGGATCTATAATTCCTTCATCCCGCATATTTCTAGCGCATCCACAGGTTACATTAACACCTTCACCCCATTCTGTTAGATTGAAGTTTGCGGGTTGTAAACCAGCATTGGATAATATTTTTGTATATGGTGCAACTAAAGCTTCTTTTAATATTTCAACACCGGTAAGTTCATCCTGTGTTAATTCCATTTTCCAATCAGTTTGTGCTGCATATGCTAATGCAGAGCCACCTCCTGGTAAAATACCTTCTTTCCTTGCCGCTTTAACAGCATGGATTGCATCATCTACTCTGTCTTGTTTTTCTTTAAGCTCAACTTCAGTATCAGCACCTACATAAACAATGGACACGCCACCGCATAACAATGCTAACCTTTCATTTAAATGCTTAGACAATATCTTATTGTCTTCGTCATCAAGAGCAGTTTTTAAATATTCGATACGTTCTAAAGCTTCTTCTGATTTTTCAGAAATAACTAAAACTGTACCTTCACTATCTGAGAGAGCCTTATCGGCCGATCCTAACATGTCAGGGGAGATCGCATCAATCGAATCCCCAAGGCTTTCGTCAAAAACTTTAGCCCCGACAAGCAACGCAAGATCTTCTAGTATGTCCTTTCGCTTAAGCCCAAAGCTGGGTGGATCTATTACGTTGACTTTAATATTGCCCTTTACTTTATTCATTGCAAGCGCGGTTAACGGTTGCGACTCTAAAGGAGCAATAAGGAGAATGCTACGGTTGGACTTAATAGCATGCTCCAGTATGTCTTGAATTTTTCTTACATTTGGTATTTCAGATACACTAATAAAAACTAGTGGCTTGTCAAGCTCAGCTATTTCTTTTTCTTTATTAGTATAAAAATGAGGTGTCTTACAAGTGCTACCAACTTTTGTGCCTTCTACGGTGTCAACATACGTTTGATTGTTTGGAGAAGTTTCCATAGCAACAATTCCAGTGTCACCGGAGTTTTCAAAAGCTTGTGCAATAATACCCCCAAGCTCTGCATCATTATTCGCAGAAATAGTAGAAACGTTGTATAATTCTTTATTATCAACTTTAACAGCTTTTTTAGACAAGAAGTCTATTACGTGAGATTTAAATTTATTAATCCCACTTCTAACATCTCTAAAAGAAAACTGATTTCCTTCTTTTTTATTATAACAGTCGATTATGGCTTGTGTTAACACTATGGAGGTGGTTGTGCCATCACCCGCCATACTCGCTGTCTTTTGAGCGGCTTGTTTCATCATTGAAACGCCTAAGTTCTCAACTGGATCGTTGAGCAATATTGAATTAGCAACAGTAACCCCATCCTTAGTTACGTATGGGTTACCAAAGTCATCTTCGATAATTACTGTTCTACCGCTTGCTCCTAGTGTAGAGCTAACAGCATCTGCTATTTTATTTATTCCGTTTGAAAGCTTATCTTTTGCTTCATTATTAAAGTGAAGTTTCTTAACAAGCTTTGGTCCTCCAAATTGTGCCATTTAATTTAATTTAATTTGATTTGATTTTTAACAATTCCATTTCCGTCTAGCAGCGCGACCTCTTTCCGATGTCCAGCTTTTAGATCTTGCACAGAATGCTTTTCTTCTTTTTGCAGCTTTGCTGCCTTTTTTTAATTTTGATGGTGGTGTTGTTACGGCAGTTTTTAGTTTACTACCTGGATTATCCTTGCGATACTTAGCAACACCCTTAGCTGTCATTCCCCCACCAGCTTTTTTACCTGTACCGCCCTTCTTATTCACTTTAGCATAATATCCTAAAGACTTCTTTTTAGAAGGAGCAGGTGGTTTGCGTCGTGTGGTTTTCTTAGCTGGCATATTAGTTTTTCTTTTTACGTCCCGGTTTTTTTCTCGTGAACTTTTTAACAACTTCTTTTGCGTCATCTACAGTGTCTTCAACAAACTCCTCAACTTCATCAGGGATACCATCCGCATCTGAGTCTTTAAATTTTCCAAGGTATGTTGCTACAATGATTCCTACTGCAGTGAATAATAAAATTGATAATATGATTACAATGATTTGCATAACTTATTTAATTAATTTACGTTTTTCTTTTTTAGTACCTTTACCGTCATTACCTCTGTTGGCTTTAACGGATTTAAACTTACCATCTTTATGATCGTAATCTAAATTTGTCAGAGAACGTCCCGCCTTCTTAGCAGCTCTACGTTTCTTTTGGCTATCTGCACGCTTTGCCTTTCTATCAGGCGAATTAGCGTATCTTAAATCTCTAGCCGCTTTAGCTGCTCGGGCTTTAAGGGAAAGTTTCTGACTCATTAGTTTATTGTTTATTTACCGCAGTCACATTTAGTTTTACCACAGCTACATGATTTTGGATAATGTTTATCATCAAAATCCATTGCGGCTTTAAGGATAATTTTATCCATGACTGCATCTTGGTTTTCTAACATCTGTTTTTGAAGCTCAATCACCATGGCTTCTAAATTATCTTTGGCTTGCACCAAAAGCTCTATATGATGTTCTTTCTTTTCTATTGTTTGTTTAAGCGCGTTCACGTCATCAGGTTTAGTTCCTGTGATAGAACTTATAACAATAGGTATAGAAGCGGCGATGGTCCCTATAAGGATCATTACAACTTCCTTGTTAGACTCTAGCACGGGATATTGTAATAGAGTTACTATGATTCCTATTACGAATAGAAATATAAATAACGACCCCGTGTATGATCTTAATTCTTTAGCTACGCCGTTTTTTGGTAGTTTCATTCTTCTTTGCTTTAGTAGTTTTTCTTCTTATTTGAGATGTTTTTCTCCCCATCCCCACTCTCTTCTTCTCTGCTACCGCGCGCTTCTTTTCCGAAGGCGACATCTCACCCCAGGTTTTCACCGTTTTTCGACCCACCCGTTTCGATGGTCGACATTTTTTTGTATTCTTATTTTTAGTGGAACCACAAGCATTACCCTTCTCATCAGTCCACTTCTCTTTAAACCAACGTTTAAGGGCTAATCCTTTTTTAGTTTTTCTTACTGCCACTCTTATGTATCTTTTGTATGGGGAAGCTAGCATATAAAGAAGCC